TAGTAGTATACTCCGGAAATTAACAATAACAGAAAGAGTATACTATGCAGAAATATTACGAAATCAGGGACAAAGTCCATGGCATTGAGCCAGGCACAATAGGGGCAGTAGAATGTATTAATTTGCTAGATTCACTCTACATGGTTCGTCATGACCTAATTGATGAGATGATTAAACATGACTGGTCAGATAACAAGGATAAGGAAACACCAATAGCTGATGTGCTGCTGAAGGCCGGAATCCCAGCTGAAGTTATAAATGGAATGGAGAAAGTGAGGATAGTTGATCATCCCGCCGGAAAAACACTTAAACAGTTTTTTAAGACAACACCTGATAATTATAAAATTAATGATAATGTGATTCATTTTATTGAGGTTACAGTCACAGTTGATGTTGAAAAAGGGATTTATGAAAAGAATCAAAAATACCAAGGTGGCTTAAATCAAATACAACAAGAATTAGATAAAGCCTGGCAACAGGGTAAACTTCAACGAAAGTTTGAGGTGAAGTTTGATATTGTTGCCGTGAAGGCTGATGGTTCAAATTTATCAACACAATGGCCTAGCACAAGATCACAAGGTGTTGTTCAACATATGCGAATGGTTCAAGCTGAAATTCAATATGTGAGAGATAAATTACTAAGCACACAAGAACGTGGAACTTTTGAATCCATGTTCAACCTGAAATTTCATACACATACTGAACGGGATTTCAAGTATTCGCTTCCATCTTATGAGGATGTTGAAGATTGTAATGCAAATTTGGATGAGTTGCTGGATCATGTGAAAGAATGGCTAACAAAGAAGCAGTCATTTTCCTTCCATGAAGTCACAGGAGAAAAGATTGCAAGATCATTTGAAACATATGAGAAGGAGCAACAAGGGTTGTATCCTAAGTCACAAAAGCCTAGGAACTTCCTCTTACTGCCAGTGGGTATCCAATCAGAGTATAAACCTATGACAATATATATGTCACAGGTTGATACCAAATTAGTAGCTAATATCATTTTAAGTGAGCTCCCTGAAACCCCTTTACAATCACTAGTAAAAGATATCTGTTATAGCTATATGATGTTGGATAATGTCGAGATCAATAACTATTATAGTCCTATACATATTTTTGAAAAAACCAAGAACATACCACAGCCTGGTTGTCTTAAAATAAACATTAGCCTGTTTGATGAAGGAGCTAAGGCTATTTTGAATCAGACAAAACAAGAGTCAAAAGGTGTTCAGCCTATAGAAAGCTTACATCCATGGAATCACTCTGAATCAGTTACATGTATGAGTACAATTGAGCACATATTATCACAGTTAGAGATTAATGTAGGGGTTGATCCTGATGATATAACTACATATAGAAAAAGATCACCTGTTGATACGCTGTTAGGGAGGTTTATGCAAAGTGAAACTGAGAAATACCTAATTAAAGTTCTTAGGAAAACTGTGGGTTGGCACATAGGGCATCTAATTAGGGATATTACTGAAGCACTTGTTGCTCATGCTGGTTTAAAAAGATCAAAACACTATTCAATAGCAGGTTTCCATCATGGGAACGTTTTATTGGTGATGCTTCCATCCAAGTCATTAGAAGTGGCAACTGCCCATGTACGATATATCATTATCCATAAAGAAGGTTATGGATTTGTTGATCCTGATAATATTGACTCAAAGAAAATTATAAATGGCACTTGTTGGATTTATTCAAAACCAATGACTATTGACTTGAATCGTCTTCTGGCATTGAACATTAGTTTTGAGAAAGCTTTCCTTGCAACTGCTGTTTGGTTCCAATACTTTACTGAAGATCAAAGTATTTTTCCCCTTCAGTCTACTGTGAAATCTGTGTTTTCATACCAGCTATTATTGGCAGTAACACAAAAGATGAAAGTTTGTGCATTGTTCGATAACCTTAGATACCTTATACCATCATGTACAGCTAGTTATTCAGGTGCTGATAGTCTTATTGAAAAATTCTGCAAACGGCCATTCAAGAGCTCTATAGAAGTTTATGTATATAATAAATCAAAGGAACTTCTGATAAGCTTAGCACAAAACAACAAATTCCGTTATTACTCCAAGGTAAGACTTCTGGGACTGACTGTAGATCAATCAAGTGTAGGTGCCACAGGAATATATCCATCTTTGATTTGTCATACTGTGTATAGACATTATAAGTCACTGATTTCTGAGATAACAACATGCTTTTTTCTGTTTGAAAAAGGTTTACATGGGACTATGACAGAGGAGGCAAAAATCCATCTTGAGACTGTTGAATGGGCACAGAAATTCAAACAAAAAGAATCTGATTATGGGAAAGATATTGTTGAAAATGGGTATGACTTGGCCATGGTTGTGAAGAAAGAAATTATACCAGAACAGCAACTATATTGTAAAGATGTGGTTAAACTAGCTACAATTGAATTAAATAAAGTATTATCTTCTAAGGGGCAAGTGATAGCAAACTCTATAATGTCTAAATACTGGGAGACACCTTATTTTAGCCAAACACGCAATATAAGTTTAAAGGGGATGTCTGGAGAAATACAAGAAGACGGTCACCTTGCATCTAGTTATACACTAATTGAAGCAATAAGGTACTTAAATACTCATAAAAGAAACCCAACAGTATTAGAGTTATATGCTGAAACTAAAGATATCAGAGCTCAAGCACGCATTGTCAGAAAGCATCAGAGGACAGAAGCTGATAGAGGTTTCTTTATAACTACATTACCAACAAGGGTACGTCTAGAAATTATTGAGGATTATTATGATTCAATTTCTAAGAATGTCCAAGAAGAGTACATCTCTTATGGTGGTGAAAAGAAAATCCTCCAAATTCAAGGTTCATTGGAGAAGGCACTAAGATGGGCATCTGGGACCAGTGTCATTACTCTCTCAACAGGAGATCAAATCACATTTAAGAGAAAATTGATGTATGTGAGTGCAGATGCCACAAAATGGTCTCCTGGGGATAATTCTGCAAAATTTAGGCTATTCTCATCACACATCCATGATGGGCTAAAGGATAGAAGATTAAAGAGGTGTGTAATAGATGCACTTAGAGGTATTTATGAAACTGAATTCTTTTTATCCAGAAGACTTAGGGGTTACATTGATAATATGAATTACCTGGAAATGAATGTGAAAGAGTTTTTATCTTTCTTTGATCATGTTGAAGAGCGTTCTGGCTTAGTGAGAGGGAATTGGTTGCAGGGTAATCTTAATAAATGTTCATCACTTTTTTCAGTTGCTATTAGTTTTCTTTTCAAAGAAGTATGGACTCAGATATTCCCTGAGCTAGATTGTTTTATAGAGTTTGCACACCATTCTGATGATGCACTATTCATATATGGTTATCTGGAGCCTGAAGGTGATGCATCAGACTGGTTCTTATATGTTAGCCAGAAAATACAAGCAGGGCAGTTATATTGGTGTTCAGTGAATACAGAGATGTGGAAAACAATGTTTAATTTACATGAATATTTATTGCTACTTGGCTCTGTTAAGGTCTCACCTAAAAAGACAACAGTCTCTCCTACAAATGCAGAATTCCTATCAACATTTTTTGAGGGTTGTGCTGTTTCAATTCCATTCTCTAAGATATTATTAGGTGCATTGTCAGATTTACCAGGTTTAGGTTTTTTTGATGATTTAGCTGCTTCACAGTCAAGATGTGTTAAAGCCCTTGATATGGGTGCATCACCACAGATTGCACAGATTGCAGTCAACCTGACGAACTCAAAAGTGGAAAGATTGTATGGAACTGCATCAGGCATGGCTAATTACCCGTGTAATTTTATAAATGTAAATCGTGATAAAATACCTATTTGTTTAGGTGGGACAGGTTCATCATCAATATTAGATTTAGCCACCGCCGGGATAGGTATGTCGGACAAAATAATCCTAAAAAATGCTTTATTAGGTTTTAGGCACAAACACAATCCTGAAGACACTTATATTCTCGGGATATTCAAATTCTTAATTACATTAAGTGAAGAAACATTTCAACATGAGAGTTTGGGGGAATTCTCTTTCTTAGGTAAGGTTCAATGGAAAGTATTCACACCAAAGTCTGAATTTGAATATGCTTCTCTATTTGGAAATAAATTTCTCAATGATTGGAGTCTTGAACATCCTGTGTATGATTATATTATACCGCAGGTACGAGATGATCTACTTGTATATTTAGTACGGAAATTAAATGATCCAAGTATTGTAACAGCAATGACTTTACAGTCACCACTACAATTGAGATTTAGAATGCAGGCAAAACAACACATGCCTGTGTGCAAATATAGAGGATCATGGGTGACTTTTAGAACCATATTAAATGCAGCACATGAGTTTGCTGTAGAATACACACCAAGCGAGAATGACCTTGATTTATTCAATACCTTAGTTTCATGTACATTCTCAAAAGAGTTTGCATGGAAAGACTTTATTGGGAATACAGAATGTGAAGTTATTCAATCAAGGAAGATTCACCGACCAAAAGTGGCAAGAGTATTTACTGTTAAAGAACGTGATCAGATTATTCAAAATCCTATATCAGTTGTAATTGCATATAAATTTGCAAATACAACAAGTGAAATTAAGGATGTGCTTGATAAAGCCAAATTCCCTGACTCATTAAGCAGTGATTTAAAAACATTGCATGAAGGTGTATATAGAGAACTAGGGTTAAATATAAATGATCCCCTTGTAATGAAGCGTATTGCACCAATGTTATATAAAACAGGGAGATCCAGGATTGTAATAGTAAATGGGAATGTAGAAGGGACAGCAGAGGCAATATGCACATACTGGCTAAGATCAATTTCTTTTGTTAAGCAGATAAAAATAATACCACACTGTGAGGTGCTAAAGGCTGTTTCAATCTTCAGTAAAAGTGACTTTGTAAGGGATGATACACAACTTGCTGCGTTAAGGCTCTGCATTGATATTTGGAGATGGGGAAAATATAATTATGTTAACCTTCATGAGTGGTTTTCTGCACTATGGTTTGAATCAAAAACACTGTGGGACTGGCTATATCACTTTCAGAGGAAAGGAGTACCTATTGTAGATCCTGAGGTGCAGTGTGCTGGCTTAATGATGTATGATATGCTAAGAGATAGCACTACATTACAGCTTCATGCAAATAGGCGTGCATATTCTGGTAAACAATATGATGCATATTGTACTCAAGTATATAATGAAGAAAGTGGCCTGTATGAAGGTGACTTGCGTGTTGTATTCAATTTTGGTGTAGACTGTGCAAGGCTAGAGATATTCTGGGATAAACAGACCTATGTCCTTGAAACCTCAATCACAAGTAAGCCTGTCTTACGTGTTCTTATGCAAGAAGTTACAACTGAGTTACAAAGATGTGGTATGAAGTTTAATACAATTCAGAGTACTGGGTATAGATCTGTTGTACTCTTTAAGACAGATTCAGGTTTTGAGTGGGGTAAACCTAATGTTCCATGTGTTATATTTTTAAACTGTGCACTTAGACCTAACCTGAGAAACAGACAAGTTTTGAATAAAGATTTTATGATAAATATATTGGATAATGGATTCAAAGCAATAGCTCAACAAGATGAAGAAAGCAATAGATTTCAACTTGCACATGCATATCATAATCTTAAGGATGTGAGGTATCAAGCTATAGAAACAATGAATAATGTATATTTTACTCATGAAGGGAAGCATTTATATATTAATCCAATAATTGCTGCAGGTCTACTTGAGAATTTCATGAAAGGACTGCCAGCTGTAATTCCCCCCCAAGCATATAGCTTAATTATGAAGAAGGCCAAAATAACTGTAGATCTCTTTATGTTCAATAAGCTATTATCATTAATTAACCCAAAAAATGTTTTCAATATGGATGGAATTGATAATGACTACCCTGAGTTTAGTACAGTAACAAGTCTATCTACTAAGGATTGGGCAGAAGAAAAAGAACTTGAGGACGCAGAAGTAGATGATGATGAGTATGTTGTTGACCTAAATGATATTGATTTTGACAAAGTTGATACACTTGCAGACATCCAGCATTTTCTACAAGATGAATCTGCATATACATCTGATCTAATCATTGACACAGAACCAACAGAAGCAAAAAGAGTAAGAGGGATTGTGAAATTAGTTGAACCTGTGAAATTAATAAAGAGTTGGGTATCTAAGGGTTTAGCTATAGAAAAGGTCTATAACCCACTTGCAATTATATTGGTAACAAGGTATTTCTCAAAACAGTATTCATTTAATAAAGTTCCACTTGCTCAACTGGACCCATACAACCTTACTGAGCTTGAGAGTATTGTGAGGGGATGGGGTGAGCTTGTTTGTGATAGATTTGATGAATTAGATCAGCAAGCACATGAATACATTTTAAAGACAAAGGAACCTCCACAAAATCTTGTTCCTGACTCGTTGTTTTCTTTTAGGCATGCAGAGCTCCTATTTTCTAGGTTGTTTTTGCCAGATACTGTCTCTGCCTTTTATTAAAATTATTTGTATCTATTTTATATATTATTTATTCTATATATCTTTGTAAATTATTTCTTTGTTGTTTATTCAAGGAGCCTACTACTA